ATAGACTGTTTGCCTCAGTGAATAAAATCTTGTCACTTGCTTTAAGGTCTATTCTTCCATCAAAATTACTACTTCCTTCGCCATACTCATCATAGCAGCAATCATTCGGGTCAATCAGTTGTTGTGTTGTTTCATCAGTCGAATAACCGTTACCAACTTTATTGTAAACCCTTAACTCAATAAGGTTCTTAACACCATCAAGTTTTGAAATCTCTTTCTCCAAATCACCAATGAAATACTCATCGCCCATTAAGTGATTACGTATGTCCATATATTCAGTTATTTTTTCGATAACCCTCTTAACTACTTCAGATTTTTCATATGATTTGTCAACGAAAATATCAACTTCAAATGAAACGTTTATAACTTTACCGGAACGTATTTCAACAAAGTCATTAATCATCCTATACATTGACAGATATTCCTTTATATTATTTGCAACATATTCAGATAATTTAGGTTCTAAGTGTCCTTCGGAATCAAGACCAAGCGTATATATTACAACCTTATTGTTTTCCTCAATTACACCACAACGGAATGGTGTACCGTATTTTGCAGGTAATTCATTTATCCTCGCAACATAATCATGTAGCGTAACACAACGATTCTTGGCAGCAGAATTGTATTTGATTAACTGTCTAAGTTCCTCATCTGATGGTTCATCCTTACCACCATAAGAAGGTGTCGTATTAGTAACCTTTAATGAATTTTTAACGTTACGTTTCTTTTTTGAATCCTCACCATCATCACAGTTACCGTCAATCGTCATACTTAAATTGATTATATTTGTAAGTGTATCTTTTGCAATATTACTCTGTTCTCCACCACCAACTCTGTAAAGTATATACATTGTCGTATTCGGCTCAGGTAATACACCCATATAATCATTAGCCTCCATTCTGGACATTATATATTGTGTAAATAATCTTGCATCAGTCGGAATTGTGCCATATTGATTTTTAAGTCCTGCACCAAATGTTATTTTAAGTGAATTATTGTCTGTAAACTCAGTTGTAAACTTATTTTTAAGACGTTTCCATTGTCCTTTTGCAACATGAGTTATCTGGACAGCCTTTTCAAACTGAACTTGTTCACCATCAACTGTTGTTGCGTAACTTGTTGTTTCAGTTTCCCATGTGGGGTCGTTTTCATTAACCCCAAACCTATATTGTTCTGCAAGGTTATCAACTTCAAAATACCTATTAATTGGTTTTCCATCCTTATCATCAAAAGTCTCTTTATCTACACTATATTCCTTTATCATAGGATTTGTAGACAAGTCAGTCCCTTGTTTAACAAGAATACTTTCAACACCAAGAATATCCTTATCTTGCAACAATACACTCATAAAAGGTTTAATATCACTGTTTGAGATAACCCTTTTGTAAACCTTACTTTGTCCGGCAACGGCAATGCCTAATTTCTTATATGTATAACTTATTATATTACCATTTGAATCGTGATTTGGTATTATCTGTCTGTTAGATATACCATTTTCATCGAACTGTTCTTTAAAATCTACGTCATTAATTAATTCAAATGTTACAAGTCCTGTTGAAAATAATGTACCACGTTTAACATATGGAGCATAATTCTCATCGGCTTCTCTCAAATTACCATTTGCTGCACTACCTTGTGCATTCAGTGGCAACTCGCAAGAAAGTTCAATTTCCACGACAGCAGCCTTCTTTCCCGGAACTTTTAAACCATTATTTCTTGCAATACTCAACAAAGAACTTCTCTGTCCGGCTGCATTGACTGAGGTTTCCTGATATGTTCTGTCAATATGATAATTCAGTGCATCAGCCACATCAGCAAACAAGTCTATAAACCATGAACCAACAGATGCATCGTTATAACTGTCCGCTATATCTGGATAGTATTTCTTAGAAATATCCAATAACGCCTTTCTAAAATCATCAAAATTCCTTGCTGAATACTGTATCCTATTCTCTGCCATATTATTTAATTAATTTTTTACAAAATTATTCTTAAGTTATTTCCCAAACAGGACGAACTATACAAGAATGTGTAGTTACAACAGTGTTAAGTCCTTCAAATGTGACACCCCAAGAACCTTTATAACATTTCCAACCCTTAAAGGTTGCCGTTTTACCGGATTCAATAACGTAAGTTATTTCTTTATCACATGTTGCTTTGCCATTTACAATAGCAACATAATAATCATCTCTACTTCCTGTTCCAGTAGCCCATGAACTTTTACTATCAAGTTGGAAACAAACTTGTCTTCCACCCGGTATTCTTAACCAGTTAGGAATCATTACAATAGGTTCATTATTTGGCGGTAATGATATAAGACGTAAACTTTCACCACTATCTGAAACACATGAACACCATTTATAACACCTCCAACCAACAAAACTAGTTATAAAGCCCGGTTCTTCTTTACCATTAAAAAACACCTTTGAACTATCATATTTAACGTAAATATTAGGGTATGTTATAATTTCATGGTCTTCTGTTGTTCCATCAGCCCAAATCCAATCTAGTTCATCGTCATCATCAATACCACTGACTCTAAAAACAACTTTTGCACCATATAGCACACTGTCTTCCCAAACGACGGGAAATAAATGAACTTCATCTTTAAGTTTTGACACCAAACTTAAAGACTTTGATGCTGTAACTGTATTTTTTGTATTATCAACCGATGCACTAACGCCATCCGGTACTATTGCTTCATATCCTGATACTTCATCCGATGGCTTCAAAGCAGCAGGTTGATAACTTATTGCTCTACCTGCTAATGCCTTTAATGTCCTTTTGGTTTCAGTTGCCACTTTCCTAAGTGACGGTCCAGTTGCAAATTGCGCTATTTCACCATCAACATTAAACTCTAATTCAATTACCTCTGATGTTTCACCTTCTTTAAAAATGGCATACACGGTGGTATCGTTTTCGCCAACTTCAAACGTGTCTTGACCATATTCTGCTGTTGGGTCTGTACTCCATCCAACAAATCCTGATTCAGACGGATGTTGGCTTATTGCAGCCCTATCAGCAGTCAATTGTATATTACCGTCTGTTTGTACAACATAATCACTCGTTGATTGATTATCAACCCATATACCGTTATTTCTTGCAACATTAAATGTAACCCTTACGCCTGTTTGTCCTTCTCTCCATACGGCAGAAATATTCAAATCCTCCGTAATCGGTCCAAACGGATTAATTTGTGCATACTCTGATGGCGAATACATTACACCTTTGTATTTCCATCCCACAAACGTATAACCACTTTTATAGGGGGTGTTTGCTGGGTCACGTCCCCATTCAGCGTATTCATTATGTTTTACTTTCTCTGTATAATATATGTCCGGCATTTTAATTACAAATTAGTCATTATTTGATATTGGGTTGTACCACCATTTTCACTCACGCTGTATTTTATACTTGCAACAAGTCCCAAACCGTCATTGATTTCATAGACATTTATATCATCAAGACTACAATTAGGTATATTCCTCTTTACCATATCCTTTATTTCCGATACGACATCACCATACGTCTGATTATCGTTTGGATTGAAAATAAACTGTATGAGTTTAGAGCCAAAAAGAGGTCTTCTTATCCTTTGTCCAATTGGGGTAAAGATAAGATGCATAATTTGTGATTTTATACCTTCTCCTGCTGTAGTATCTAAATCAACAAATGTTTTTTCATCACTTTTAACATTAAAAGGAAATTTAATTCCATAGTGTTGAGTTCTTGCCATATTGTATAAAATAAAAACACCTTAATATTAAATATAGGTGTTCTGAGATTATTTATCCATTTTTAAAAATAGTTTATAAGCACTGCATCCAAGGTAATTACCGAAATATGTCATTGCTAACGTAAATAACATTGATACAGTAGGTTTAATCATTGAAAATGCATAATAGAATGTATCTGCAATACTATGATAGAAACCGCAATATATAAACAACGGTACACCGAACAATAATGGGAGAAATTTGCCTTCCCTTGCAAATTGTACAGCAGTGCTCATAATCATTCCACAGCCAATTGCCCTAATAATTACCGCAAGAATAGGTTGTGATAACCTTGACATAACGATATCACTCGCCATTATACTAAATGCAAAATTTCCGTAACTCGCCATCAAAGCAACTATTGTACATCCTATTATATTACCTAATATTATTAATAAGATTAATTTCCAATTTGAAAGGATAATTTTATTAAAACCAATTAATTCAACAAATCCTACTGTTCCTGTATATAATGCTAACTTATAATGTACAACCGTTATCAAACCAAATGTAAATAAAATCGGCCCGATAAGATTTCCCATTGTAAGAAACGCTAATCCACCTATTGAAATTGCAACGCCTGCAAATATTGCCGTCAAAAATTTATTTAAATAGTTATTTTCCATTGTTTAATTCACTTTTTATAAAATGTGGGCCGCATTTTTCATATATTGTTTGATTTTTAGAACCTCTGAATGCTAATGACACATCACGTTTGTCTTCCTCATATCTACCATCAACTACATAGTCAACATAGCATAATATTTCTTTCCATCCATTAGAAAACAACTCTTCCATTGTATAACCAGTATAAAGCCATACATCCTTTGTGTCATCAAATTTTTCATAAAAATCCTTTAACAAAGAAAGAACGTCATCATAACTGTCTAATGGGTCTCCGCCTGACAACGTTAAACCCTTTATATAAGGTAAAGAAACAATATCGAATAATTTTTGTTTATATTCTTCATCAAATTCTTTACCACAATCAAATGACCATGTTTCTTTATTATGACAGCCCTTACAATGATGTGAGCAGCCGGCTACCCATAAAGTAGCACGACAGCCCAAACCATTATTTACGTCAGGATATGTTATGTTTAAAACTCTCATTTAAAATTTTTCAATATGTTTTACTCTTTCTTCTGTTTCACACTGTTTACCATAGTTAAATGCGGTCTTGAAGTCGCCTGTAAGATATCCGGTTACTCTCCTTAATCTACTAATATCACTACTTCCACATATCGGACATGTATCACCCATTTCATCTGAATAACCACAAGAATTACAGTTGTCTACCGGAATATTAACGGCAAAGTATGGAATGTCCTTATCCATAGCATAACTAACAATAGTTTCAAGTGCTTCAATATTATTCTTCGTTGTACTTGGTAATTCAACATAAGTAATGCAACCGGCTGAAGAATAACCAGTCAATTGAGACTCAATATCAATCTTTTCAAATGGTGTCATTTTATGCCACACAGGAACATGCATTGAATTAGTGAAATATTCCCTATCTGAAACATTAGGTATAGTACCGTACTTGTCTTTGAATTTCTTCATTGCCGTATAACAAAGATTTTCAGCAGGAGTGTAATATACACCAAAGTTCAACTTATATTTTTCTTTATATTCGGCACAACGTTTTTTGAACAAACCTTCTATTTCCTTTGCAAGATTCATTCCATCTTCTGTTGTATGGTCTGTATGAATAAGGACTTGTAACGTTTCTGCCAAACCAATTTGTCCTATCACAATTGTACCATGTTTGAGTGCTGACCTAATACCTTCTTCAGGTACATATCCTGCCATAGTATTATTTTCCCACATAAACTTAGCGGAAGCAGGACTTTGCTTGCAAATCCATTCAAAACGTTCAATAAGCATGTCCTTAGCCTCTGAAATCTTCTTATCAAGAATTTTCATAAATTCAGCAACAACCTCATCGTTTGAATACTTTCTCCCTTCCTTAATTGTCTTTTCTTCAATTTTTTCCTTTGCTTGCATTGCAAGTGTTGGCATAATAATCGTAACAGGACAAATGTTTCCACGGCCATCCTTTTGTTGCCCTAAACCATTAATATCGAAACCATTAGCCGTGCGGCACCCCATCGTGCTAAAATAAGTTTTTGGGTCATTTTTATCATATCCTGCGTTTCCACTCCAATCACAATTAGCATAATTAGGATATAATCTCTGCGAAGTGGATTTCAAAGCAAGTTTAAACAAATCATAGTTAGGTTCTCCCTCTTTTCTATTAACGCCACTCATCATTTGGAAAATTCCACAAGGAAAAATTGGTGTTTTATGGAATTTACCGACACCCGCTAACGAACCATCTAACAAAGCCTTAATTACCATACGTCCCTCCGTCAAAGTACACGTGCCATAATTAATACTTGTAAACGGTAATTGGTTTCCACTACGTGACTGTAAGGTGTTAAGATTATGATACATACCCTCAACAGCCTGTTTAAGTTCTTTTTTAGTACGTTTTAATGCGTAGTTATAACATTTTTCACCATATTCTCTATACTTAGGGTCATCAATTGAAAGTGTATCATTATATTCATTATCTGAAATAACACAATCTGTAATAGATTCTACGC